AATTAAAAAATTCTGCAACAGGCATCATACCTGAAGACACAATCAGACAAGCAGAGATCTTTAACGACACTATGAATGAGTTAAAGAGAGAGGTCTTGCTTCCATTGCAGGGAGTGGTAATAGCTACCGCTAATTCATTCCTAGATCTATTAGATGCTATCGGCATGATAGAACGTAAATCAACGACAGCACAAATACAGCAAGAAATTAAAGATTTAGAATCAGTCTTAGATGGCACTGTTAATAAATCTACTATTTTAGGTGGCAAAATTGATGGTGTAATGAATATCTTTAGAAGGGTATTTAGAGCAGGTGTCAAAGATACCACAGAGATAAAAGATGCAATTGCAGCTTTAAAAGAAGAATTAGATAATTTACCGCCTGCAACTGATGGTTTTAGATTCTCTATGGAGAAATCATTAAATACAGTTGAAACATTTACTAAAAAATTAGAAACAGGAATGACAGGTGGATTTAAAAAGTTCTTTGATTTTACAGATAAAGAATTTATGAACTTTGAAAGTTTGGCTCAAAGCGTAGTCAAAACAGTTATAGATGAATTAATTAGAGTATTTATCATCGAGAAAATGGTTTCTAGCATTTCTTCTACCTTTGGAAATATTGGTCGTGCTTTTGGATTGCCTGAGTTTGATGGTGGTGGTTATACAGGCTCAGGAGTAAGATCAGGTGGTTTAGATGGTAAAGGTGGATTTATGGCAATGCTTCATCCTAATGAAACAGTTGTTGATCATACAAGAGGACAAGCTGCAGGCGGTGGAGCTACTGTAAACTTCAATATATCAGCAGTAGATGCAGCAGGATTTGATGAATTGCTTGCATCAAGAAAGGGAATGATCACAGCTATTATAAATAACGCTATGAATCAAAGGGGTAAGATGGGTGTAATATGAGTGGTGCTTTTCCTACAAGTCCTAAGTTTAGGGCATTAGAATTTAAAAACGTAAGACCAGTGATCATGAATCACAGTCTCTCTGGTAGAAGGGTGGCAAGGCAAATAGGTTCACAATATTTCACATTCACAGTCCAGATGCCACCATTAAAATACGATAATGCTATGGATGTATTTGCCTTTTTACAAAAACAAAAAGGTGGATTTGAAACTTTTACTATTCAATATCCAACAGATAATAGAGGAGCTGACAAGGCAGAAACAGATATACAAGTAGTATCAGCTCATTCAGCTTCAGATGGAACAATAGACCTAGACGGTTTCTCTACATCAACATCTGGTGTTTTAAAGGCAGGAGATCTTATTTCTTTTGCAGGTCATTCAAAGGTTTATATGGTTCAAGCAGACGTAGATTCTGACGGAACTGGAGCTGCTACAGTATTAATAGAACCAAATCTTGCAACAACATTAGCAGATAATGAAGCGGTCACAGTTAACAAACCAAGTTTTACAGTTTATCTAACATCTGAGGAAATTTTATTTACTACAGACCCATCTGGATTTTACAGCATACAGTTTGAAGTAAGAGAAGTTATCACATAATGGCAAGATCAATTAGCTCAGGTTTGCAAACTCAAATAGCAAACGATGCTAATAAAATTGCTTTTCTTCTAGAATTTAATTTTTCTACCCCATTAAGAGCAACTAATTATTATACAGATGTTACTTACGATTCTAATTCTTATGAAGCAGGTGGAGATTTTATCTCTTTAGAAACAGCTACAGAAAATGGTGAAGCAAAAATTCAAGAATTAAGCGTAACCATGCAAAACATTACCAGTGATGTTAGAGATTTGATTGAAGATGGTAATTACACCAATGTTGTCTGTAATATTTACATAGCTTTTTTTGATAGCAATGAAGCATTAGTAGATGCAACAACTTATTTTTCTGGATTTATTAAATCTGCAACTATCAAAGAAACAAATAATGCTTCTCATATAACATTAGGAATTTCCAATCATTGGTCAAATTGGAATTTAAAAAAGGGAAGACATTTTACAGATAAATCTCAACAAAATGTTTATTCTGGGGATGTTGGTTTTGAATATGCAGACCAAACAAAAGAAGATATTAGATGGGGTGCTGATTAATGGTTTTTGGTGAATTTAAAATCTTCGCTGAAATGATTGCAACGGTTAAAGCTGTTGCTTCTACTATTTGGACTGCTATTCAAGTTATTACTGTTGCAGTTGGAGTTAAAGGATATCTTGAAGCAAGAGAATTAATGTCTAGAGGACAAGATATTCTAGGTCAAAAAACTGCTCAAGGTGGAAAGATACCAGTCATTTACGGAAGAAGAAGAGTAGGTTCTACTCTAGCTTTTTTGCATACTCATGATGGCAGAAGTAAAGATTTATTTGTTGTCTATGCTTTATCGGTTGGAGAAGTAGATCAGATTGAATTAGATACTATTGAAATCAACGGTGTATCTATTAAAGATACCAAAGTATTTAGACAGGGTTATTATGCAGGCTCAGATAAAATAGCTTCTGGTGCAGGCTCTTTATGTACAGCATCGCAAATAGGCAACGTACAAGAATCTAATGCAGGTTACTCAGGAACTGACCCAACAAAAAGATACAGAATGGTTTTTAATGCTCATCATGGAGCAAGTGATCAAACCGTTGACCCTATGCTTAATGCATCAATTTCTACAGAATGGACTACAAACCATAGATTAAGAGGTGTTGCTTATATTGCAGCATCTTTTGAATATGACAGCAGGGGAATGTTCTCTAGCATTCCGCAACTCACTGTAGTTGTTAGAGGTAAAAAACTTTATGACCCTAGAAAGGATGGCTCAATATCTGGTGGCTCTGGTAGTCACAGATACGACACACCAAGTACGTTTGAATGGTCAGATAATGCAGCTCTTTGTTTACTAGATTATTTAAGAGATGATGAATATGGTAAAGGTCTTGCAAGCAGTGCAGTTAACTTGCAATCATTTCAAACCGCAGCAAGCACATCAGACGAATTAGAAGATACTCCAGATTATGATGGTACAGCATCTTCAGCTACATTCTCTGGAACGTCTGGAAATAATTTTGTTAACGTTGATGCAACCACTTGGGCAAATTCAAAAATTGGTGGAAAGTTAACATTAGTAGATTCAGGTGCTGCTACTGAATTTGATGCAGTAGATATTATTGATTCTTCTAGATGGCAAGAATACGATGCAACTAATCCAACCTATCAGGTAGTTGTTAATGATACTCTTTCAGCGAATTACACCAATGAATCTGGAACTGCATTAGTTAAGGTAAAAAGATTTCATTGTAATGGTGTTGTAGATACCAACAAAAATGTCTTAGAGAATACACAAGAACTCTTAGGCAATATGAGAGGTATTCTTAACTACATAGATGGTAAATATGAAATAACCTTAGAAGACACAGCATCCTCTACATTCACAGTTACAGATGACCATATTGTTAGCGACAATGGCATAACCGTCAGCTATGAAAACAAATCAGAAAAAGCAAACAAAGTAGTAGTTCAATTTTTCAATGCATTAAAGAAATACGAAATGGATACAGTCACTGTATTTCATGATGCGACACCTAATTACAAATCAGATGATGGTGGAGAAGAATTAGAACTGGTTGTAGATTTTCCTTATATAGTTAATAAGTACGTTGCTTACAATATGGGTGAAGCAATACTTGGTAGATCAAGAAACCAAATGACTATTAGCTTTACTGGTACTCCAGAGCTTTACAAAGTTAAAGTCGGAGATGTCATTACTGTTGCTTATACACCTGTAGGATTTACAGGAAAGCTATTTAGAGTTGAAGCAATGGCATTACAACCTAATGGATTAGTGGATGTGCAGTGTATTGAATATCTGGACATTTATACTTGGGAAGCACCACCACAAGAAAACATAGAAGATATTGCAAGAATACCTGCAGGATTTGAGGTTAAAGCTCCAACAGGATTAGCATTTACTGATTCTAATAGCAGCTCAACAGGAAGACCTTTTCTTTCTTGGAACGAACCAACAGACTTTCCTAATTACGAATACAGAGTTTCTATCGTAGATGCTTCAAGTAATAAACTACTTAATAAGATTGTTGATGATGAATTTGTTGATTGTAATTTCTTGCCAGTAGGCTCTAACTATGTTGCTTCCGTCTCTTCTATCAATTCAGTAGGTTCAGAATCTGACCCTGCAACTCTCACTTTTAGTGTAGGAACAGCACCAGTTGCCACTGCTGATGTAAAAGATTCAGCTATAACTACAGGAAAAATAAATGATAGTGCTGTAACTACAGCAAAATTAGTTGATGCTGCTATCACTACAGTTAAGATAGCTACTGATGCAGTCACCAATGCCAAGATAGCTGTTGATGCAATTCAAGGAGATGTTATTGCAGCAGGAGCAATTACTACAACCAAGATAGGAGCTAATGCAGTAACTACAGCTAAACTTGCTAATGATGCTGTAACATCAGACATAATC